AGGGGAAATTGCTGAAGACTTTATTAATGGTTTGAAAAAATTATTTGAAGACCATTACATTGATGTACCAGATGAAAAATATAACGTGCTTGAAGACCAAGCAGGTAAAATTGAAAAACTGGAAAAAGACCTCAATGAGCAAATAGAAAAAAATGTTGAGTTAAACAAGGAAGTTGGAACTAAAGTTAGAGATGAAATCAAAGCTAAAGTTTCTGAAGACCTTGCTGACACATCAAAAGAAAAATTTTCTAAACTTGCTGAATCAATTGAATACTCTAACGCAAAAGATTATCAAAAGAAATTAGAAACTGTTAAAGAATCTTATTTTGGAAAGAAAACTCCGACTGCTGAAGAGAAATTAGATGATGGAGCGGCAGATATGACTTCTAACGAAGACTTATCAAAATCTATGGCTGCTTACAGCGCCGCTATAAGCAAAACTAAAGACATTAAACTGTCTATTAAGTAAATATAAAGGGAGATAAACACATATGTACTTATCTGAAACACACGAAAAAAAATGGCAGCCAGTACTAGAGCATCCTGATTTACCAAAAATTACTGATGCTTATAGACGTGCCGTTACATCTGTGATATTAGAAAACCAAGAACGTGCTTCTAAAGAAGACAGCGCTTACTTGGCTGAAGCAGCTCCAACTAACGCAACAGGTAGTGCTGTTGCAAATTGGGATCCAATCCTAATTTCACTAGTTAGACGAGCTATGCCTAATCTAATCGCATACGACATTGCAGGTGTTCAACCAATGACAGGTCCTACAGGACTTATTTTCGCTATGAGAAGTAGATATACTTCACAAGCTGGTGGAGAATCATTCTTTGACGAAGCTGATACAGATTTTAGTGGTAGAAATGCTGCTGGATCATCTGTTGATGGTTTCTCGGAAAATGCTCACTCTGGTAGCAACCCAGGAGTCCTAAACGATGGATCACCTGGAACTTATACAACTGGTGGCGCAATGACTACAGCGAAAGCTGAAGCATTAGGTGACGCTAGTGGTAATGCATTTGCTGAAATGGCTTTCTCAATAGAGAAATCTACGGTAACTGCTAAATCAAGAGCTCTTAAAGCTGAATACACTATGGAACTTGCTCAAGACTTAAAAGCAATCCACGGTTTAGACGCAGAAACAGAACTTGCAAACATCTTATCAGCAGAAATACTTGCTGAAATTAATAGAGAAGTTGTAAGAACTATCTACATCAATTCAGAAAAAGGTGCTCAAACTGGTAACGTAACTACAGCGGGAATTTTTGACCTAGATACAGACTCAAATGGCAGATGGTCAGTTGAGAGATTCAAAGGTCTTATGTTCCAACTTGAAAGAGATGCTAATAGAATAGCTCAAAGAACTCGTAGAGGGAAAGGTAATATAATTATCTGTTCTTCTGACGTTGCTTCTGCTCTTCAAATGGCTGGAGTATTAGATTACACACCAGCTCTTAACAACAATCTAAATGTTGATGACACAGGCAATACTTTTGCAGGTGTTCTTAACGGTAGATTTAAAGTATACATAGACCCATACTCAGCAAACAGTAATGCTAAACAGTATTACGTTGTTGGATATAAAGGAACATCACCATACGACGCTGGTTTGTTCTATTGTCCTTATGTACCTTTACAAATGGTTAGAGCTGTTGGACAAGACACTTTCCAACCGAAAATCGGATTCAAGACGAGATATGGCCTAGTTGCTAATCCGTTCGCTGAAACTGGTGCTCAGTCAGGTGCTGCTACAGCAGTAAATGACGCTGGAAGTGCTAACTCTAATAGATACTACCAAAAAGTTCAAGTTGCTAACTTGATGTAATATCATTGGTTAGAATATTTTTCTAACAGAATTAAGGGAGGGCGTTCTTACGTCCTCCTTTTTTTTGGCCTACATCACTTATAAATAGTACTATGACAATAAAGCAATCTTACAAAAGACAACCAACGAAATTTGATTATGCTGCTCCAACGCAGTTTAAATTTACTATTACAAAACTTCCTAAAGTGGAATTCTTTTGTACAGCAGTAAATTTACCAGGCATAACATTAGAAGGTACTATGGCACAACAAACACCATTGAAAGATATACCTGTTCCTGGAGATAAACTAGCATATGGTCCTCTTAATATGGATTTTATGGTAGATGAAAATTTAGAAAACTATAGAGAAGTACACGGTTGGTTAACTGGTCTAGGTTTTCCTAAAGATAGAAAAGAATTTAGAAATTTACTTGGTGGTGGATCAGATAGATTTCCAACATCTTCTGGTGCGAATCAAGAAACAGACGCAGGTATTATAAGAAACAAAGCAGGTAATACAGGTGCTGTTTATTCAGACGCAACATTAAGTATATTAACAAGCAAAAATACAACAAATATTCAAGTAAGATTTAGTGATGTATTCCCTACAGCACTATCTGGATTGAGTTACAACCAACAACAAACGGATGTCAACTATTTAATAGCTACAGTTAACTTTCAATACAAGATATATGAATTTGCAGAAGGAAGTGGACAAACTTCGGTGACGGTATCGTAAGAAACTTTACTTTTCTATTATAATATGTTATAGTGATAATTATGGATTTAGAACAATTACAAGAACAAGCAGACAAAGATTTAAAAATTAACGATAGTGAACTTGATTTAGAATCAATCAAAACACCCCAATTACATAACCAATATTTGAAACACTTAACAAAGTTTAAGTTAATGTTAAGTAGAGCAGAAAGTGAATTACATATTAAGAAAAGAGAAAAGTGGGAATACTATACAGGTAAAGCAGACCCTAGCGTCTATATTGAAAAACCTTTTAACCTAAAAATATTAAGACAAGACGTAGATAAGTATATTGATTCAGACGAAGAAGTTATTAGAGCAAAACAAAAGGTTGATTATCTCAATACAGTTGTTGATTTTTTAGATAGAAGTATTAGACAAATTACAAATAGAACATTTACTATTAAGAACGCAATTGATTGGAAGAAATTTACATCAGGAGCTATTTAATGGATCAGAAAAAATCTAAAGTTTCAATAGCGAAATTTAAAAGTGAACCTAAAAAAACTTTTTTTGCACCCGAATATGATTATACAATATTTGAAACTATGGTACAAAAAGTTAATTTTCAAGAGTTAGCAAAACTTCTTTTAAGCAAAGAAAAAGAAATATTAGAATTGCCTGTATCAACTGGACCAGCTGGAAAAGTAAATTCTTATACAGGACTAAAAAGTAATAGTACAACACAAAGATTTGATAAGTATAATGTTTTAAAATGGGATGATGAAAATATAAAACAGTTAAAAGGAAACATATTACACTTTCATAATGGCATTATGCAATACTTTAAACAACCAATTCCTAAAGAATTGTATATACAATGTTGGTATAATGTTATGCGTAAAGGAGAACAAATAAAAACTCATCTACACGATATAGGACCAAACTGTTATTTAGGAGGACATATTTGTGTACAATGTGATGATACATCTACCCATTATATCAATCCAATAAATCAAATTAATGACCCTATGACATACAGTAGTAAAAATGATGTAGGTAAAATAACTATATTTCCAAATAATGTACCACATTATACAGATACACACAATTCAGATAGAGAAAGAATAACACTTGCATTTGATATTTTTCCAGAAAATCCAAACACTTTAGAACATTCTCAAAATTTACATTCAGGAAATTATTTAAAGTTACTATGAAAAATGTAAGGTATCTTGTAATAGACAAAAAGGATGATGTCTATTTAAAGATAGAAGCAGAAGATTCCATTAGAAGAGAATTAGGTCAACACTTTACTTTTGAAGTACCTGGTTTTCGTTTTATGCCTCAATTTCGTAATAGAGTTTGGGACGGTAAGATACGATTATTTTCATATGCAACTGGTCAGATATACGTAGGATTATATCCTTATATAATTAATTGGTGTAATGAAAATGATATAGAAGTTGTTGATGGAACGAAGTTAGAAGATACTAAAGTAGATGATGATAAGGTAGAAAAATTTATTAATGCTCTTAAAATTCCTATGGAAGTAAGAGATTATCAAAAAGAAGCATTTACATATTCAGTTAAAAAGAATAGATGTTTATTACTATCGCCAACTGCTAGTGGTAAATCACTTATTCTATATCTATTAGTACGTTTTAATCTATTAAGACTACCCAAAAACAAAAAAATATTAATCATAGTACCTACTACATCATTAGTAGAACAATTATATAAAGATTTTAAAGACTATGGCTATGATAGTAATAGAAATGTACATAGAATCTATGAAGGACATAGTAAGATAACATCTAAAAGAGTAGTCATATCTACTTGGCAATCAATTTATAATCTATCAAAGAACTATTTTAGCGACTATGGTATGATAATCGGTGACGAAGCACATCTATTTAAAGCAGTATCATTAACAAAGATAATGACGAAGTTAGTTAATTGCAAATATAAGATAGGTTGTACAGGTACCCTAGATGATAGTAAAACACATAAACTAGTACTAGAAGGACTGTTTGGTGCAGTCAATAAAGTCACTACAACAACTGAACTCCAAGATAAAGAACAACTAGCTAAACTTAAAATTTTCTGTTTAGTATTACAATATAGCAAAACACAAAGAAATTTCTTGAAAAATAAAACTTATCAAGAAGAAATGGATTTTTTAGTTAGAAATGAGAAAAGAAATAAATACATAAAAAATCTGGTCACTAATTTGCACGGCAACACTTTATGCTTGTTTCAGTATGTAGAAAAGCACGGTAAGTTATTATATGAATTAATAAAAGATAAGGCAGGTGACCGACCTATATTCTATATCCACGGAGGAGTGGAAGCTGATGAACGAGAACAAGTCCGAGCAATTACCGAAAAGTCTAATAATGCGATTATTGTCGCTTCTTATGGGACGTTCAGTACTGGTATTAATATCCGCAATTTACACAATATTGTTTTTAGTAGCCCTAGTAAATCTCGTATAAGAAATTTACAATCTATTGGTAGAGGATTAAGACTAAAAGATAACAAATCACACGCAACGTTATATGACATTGCTGATGACCTTTCCTATGGGGAAAAGGAAAATTACACTTTACAACACTTTAGAGAGCGTATAAATATATACAATAGTGAAGACTTTGATTATGAAATCCACAACATAGAATTGGAGAGAAATGGAAAAAGTTAAAGCTAACGTAAAGATAATCAAACTAATAAATGGTGATGATGTTGTTGCACATATGCCAATTGGTGAGAAACAACTACCAGATAAATCTCCTTTGCTACGAATTAGCAAACCATTACAGATTAAATATATTCCGCAGATGACCCCACACGGAATAAGGGATTATATTGCTCTTATTAAATGGGTTAACTATACACCAGATAAATTGATAACTATTCCAAAAGATAAGATAATGACTATAACTATGGCGTCGGAAGATATGACGAAAAACTATGCAAATTTAGCAGTTGATTATGACAGATTGGATCAACCGAAGAAGGCCAAAAAGGGTGACTTTATACAAGAACAAATCTCGCAAGAAGACAATGAATTATTGAACGAAATATTTAAAGATAAAATAACAAAGAGAACTCTCCACTAGTTACTAAAGCGTTCTCCACCAGACTACATAGTCTATTATATACAAAAAATGTGAAAAGTCAAGTGCCATTCAAATCAAAAAAACTCGCTCATATCGCCAAGCAATGGCAGATAGGAGAGATTATTCCTGTCAAAAAACTATCTAAAGCAGTCAAGAGATTATTACGACCTAGCATTGACAAAGATAAAAAAGTGTAGTAATATGTAATTATGATGAATTCAACAAGAACTAAAAAAAAACCAGAACATTATGTAAATAATAAAGATTTTTTTGCCGCTATGGTGGACTATAAAAAGTCTGTTAATAAAGCAAAAAGAGAAAAGCAAACTAAACCACCAGTACCAGACTATGTTGGTGAGTGTTTTTTAAAGATAGCGAATCATTTATCCTTTAGACCAAATTTTATAAACTATACTTATCGGGACGATATGATAAGTGATGGTATTGAAAACTGTTTACAGTATCTTGATAACTTCAATCCTAAAAAAACTAATAATCCTTTTGCTTATTTCACACAAATTATCTATTATGCTTTTGTACGGAGAATACAGAAAGAGAAAAAACAAACAACTATTAAACACCGTATGATTCAAAACGCAAACTATGATGATATGACTTTGCAACCTGGAGAAGATAGAGAGTT